CGTTACTTCGTTGGACATGATGTCTCCTATTATTTACGACGGACGGTTACTTCATAGTGGCTATCAGAATTCAACCCGGGCGGTAGCTTGTCCGGATGTTCTTCCAAATAGTTTTTCATATTGGTCTGGTGAATCCTCCTCTCCAAAAGGTCAACTGCATCATTTTGTTTGACGAACGAATGCATCTGCTCCCAATCAGAAGTCCAGTACCGGGTCTTCACGGTTCGCACCACGGTCCCGAAATCTGTCCTCAGACTGTTTGCTCCGATGGTCTCGCACGTCTCAAGCAACTTGGACCTAACTTCGTCCATCTGTGCATCAAGATTGGCAACTTCAGCTTCGTATGCATGCGTGAGTTCTTGCTTACGATCCCGCATCTTGATAAACACACGCACAAGTTTATCGGCGGGTATGGTTTCATCATTCATTTACTTCTCCCAGTTCTTCTTTGTATAGGTCAACCAAACGCTGATGGGTATCGACTTTGTTCTGTAGCATCTGATACATCTTTCGTTCAACACGACTACCTTGCAGATGCACGATGGTTACCTTGTTCACTTGACCCGCACGATGCACTCGGGCGTTGGCTTGAAGGTATGTCTCAACACTCATCACAGGTGACCAGTACACAACCACGTTGGCAGCATGCAGCGTTACTCCGTGCGATGCAGCTTGCGGTTGGATTACCAACACCTGCGGGTTTGGCGTAGTTTGGAACCTATTGAATATCTCGGTTCTCTTGTTTGGTGATACAGCGCCATTGATAACTTCTGTCACATACCCTTGCTTCTTTAGCCACTCGGACACCATGAGTAGACTGTGGGTGTATGGCACAAATACCAATACCTTATGGCTTGCTTCCTCCACAACTTCCTTCAGTGCCTGTAACCGGTCAGAGCAATCAAACTCAATGGTGTCACGATTGTCTGTGTACACCGCGCCACCCGATATTTGCAGTAGCTTGTTTAAGTTTGCCGCCGCTGTCGGGGCACTGATCTCTTCACCTGCTGCTACCATCAACTGATCCTTCAACATCTTCTCGTAGTACTTAGACTGCTGTGCGGTCAGCGGTACATCTCGCGTCACGTACATCATGTCAGGAAGGTCGAGACACTCTTCCTTTGTGAACCGGATAGCTGGCTGAAGTGCCTTGAACACTACCTCGGTTGCATTCGTTTTCGGAACCCACTTGAAGCGCGTGATGTTGTTCATCACCTGATCACGGAATGCACCAAAGAACTTGGGTACTCCATTCGGGTTAACCAAACGGGCAAGCCCGTACGCATCGCTTGGGTCTTGTGATGCAGGTGTTCCAGTCATCAACCAAACCCATGTCTGTGGCTTGATGATTTTGTTCAGGGTCTTCCATCGTTTCGTGTGCACATTCTTGTATGCGTTGGCTTCATCTACAATGATCAGGTCAAACCGTCCATCTTCCACGATGGCATCCGACACGATCTCCAACCCGTCATAGTTGATGATCACGAACTCAGCCTCACCCATAATCACTGAACGGCGTTTTTCACGGCGCGGGTTGTGCGCTATGTCGAACGTGCGGTGCATAACGAACCGGAACAGATCACCTTGCCATGCTGAACCCATGATCGACACCGGGCAGATCACCAACACCCTGCGTACCTTCTTAGTATTCATCAGGTAATCAGCAGCCCATATCGCTGCACCTGTCTTGCCTGTGCCCTGTGAGTTGAAACAGAATGCTCTGCGATGTAGCGTGAGGAATTGTGCGGTAGCGATCTGATGTTGAAACGGTCTGTGCATTCCCGGCCAACTGTACTGCTTGAGGATCGGGGATGGCACGTTCTTGATGCGCATGTTTTTTAGTACTTGCGCTTCTTCCAAACCCCAACGCACCAGTACTTCGTGATCACCAATCTGCTTACTGCATGGGATCACAGCGGTGATCTTTGATGGATCACGTACCTTTAGTTGTAGTGCTTTGTTATTAAGTATTTGCATTGATGCTTCTGCTTCCCAAAGGACTTTTTGGGCGAGGTGAAGGTTTCACCTAGCCCGACTACTTTACTTAAATTTTGAACACGCCACCTCTGAGGGTGGTTTATTCCCAGTATATTGCTCCCCCTTGCGGGGGTCTGTCAACTACTTTTTACACCCGCATAAAAGAACTGATCGGGATGTAGGCACACCGTTCCAAATCATTGGGGTCGTTTCGATCTTGCCGTCCACCAAGGTATTCTTGGTACTTGTTGGTGACTCTTGTCATGAACACTCCATCGGTAAACTTTATCACCAGAATGAATGCAGCATTTTCTTTCTGTGCCCAATCCTTACCTCGCTTACACTTGGTTGAACTGATCATCAAGGTTGGTATTTACTGCTCTTGTTGTTACGTGTTTTGATCTCGGCCACTGCTATCGTTCTACCATCCATAATGAACTTACCATTTGCAGGATGCATAGGCGGGTACTGCTCATACTTGCACCCAAATACTGAACAGAAATAGGAAGCAATCCGTAACTCTTCGGACACATCCGTTGACGATTCATATTGAGGGCGGCTCATTATTTTTTAGAGACGTTGCGCTTGACTGTATGGTCACTGTTACGGCTGAAGCTGCGGTTGTTGCTGGCCGACTTAGCCCGAAGGTTACCCGTGCTGTTCGTGCCGCCTTTAGATAGGGGCAGCACATGGTCTACATCCTTGCCATCACCCTTGTGGACAGCACCGGTCTTCATCAGCTTGGCACGGGCAGCGTTACGCTCTGTGCGTTTCTTGATTTGCTCGGGCTTACCTTGGTACTGCTCGTACTCTTTCTTGTACGGGCGGGGTTTGTTGACGTAAGGCATGCTGCCTCCTATTTATTCTTTCCGTTGTGAACACAGCTACTCACCGGACACCAAGCGCGGCAGGTGAAGTTCTGCTTTGCATTCCACACACCATGATCGTAGGAATACTCCAACTGATCCGATTGATCCAACCACTTCTGCCACCGTTTTTCTTCCTCGGCACGGTGGAAGTTTTCTTTAACAAACGCAGTATGCACCACAAACAAAAGTCCTGCTTTGACAGTCTGTACCTGCGGGAAATGCTTGAAGGTTGCCAGTGCCAACAACTCCAACTGCTTAGTATCAGGATACCCTGACTTGCCGGTCTTGTAATCCACCACCCGGGCAATGTCGCCATCTACGATCAGCAAGTCAGCGATACCACGCCACCATGCATTAGAGTCTGAGAAGGAACACGCCTCCAAATCCCGCGTGATGCCCATCTGATGTTCGCAGTACTTGTCACCGTCAAACTTCTTCAGACGATCCAACGGATCAACCATGTACTGAAACGCTTCAGGCATGGGGGTTCCATCCCGCACGTAGTCTTCAGCAGCTTTGTGTACGACCAGACCATAACGCATTTGCTCGGACTCTTCTTGCTTGATATCCTTCGCAACCCGCAAATGGAAATACTTCTTGGGGCATTGTTGGAATAGCGACATGCTGCTGTATGACCACCTGACCATTAGCAATCTCCGTAGGTTTTCCCGAATCCTGATTCACAGTTCAGGGGCAACCCATCTGCCCATGACGGAAGCCAGCGCATGCAATCTTCTACATACGTCTGTGCTTGTCCTGCCTCTTCCTCGGGCGCGACGATAGCTATCGCATCATGCACCGTCATGACAACCCGGTACTTCCGTGCGATACGCAGCATCTGTTTGGCAATGATACACCGAGCCAAGTGCTGGATCATGTTCTCCGTGAACGTCCCACCCCAAATGCTGGTGATGCCTGTGCGCGAGGTGTAGATCGCCTGACGCTTGCCGTTCTCTGCCGTATGAAACCGCAGGTTGTGGTAGTGCATCGGGATACCCACCGGGGTGGACACGCGGTTGATCCCCACATCCCCGGCCACGATAATCCCCGGGCGCTGCCCCCACCCCCGGCTGCTCTGCTCAACCATAGCTTGGATACAAGCATCTCCGTCCTGCCACAACTCACGGATGAGCGGGTAGCTTTCCCGGTAGGTGTTGACGATGTGGGTCGCTTCATCGTGGGAGAGTTCAATGTTTGACTGCTTCATGAACATGGCAAACTTCTTGCCACCCAGCCCGTACCCCGCGCCCAGCACCACAGTCTTGCCCACGAACCGCTCGGTCTTGTTGATCTGACCGATAGGCTTGTTGTAGATGCGCGAAGCCATGATCCTGTACACATCATGCTCCTGCTCTTCCAACAACACCCCAGTGCGCTTCTCGTAATCGTTCTTGCGGAAGGTCTCCAACAGGTCTTCCTGCCCCGCCATCCAAGCCAGTACCCGAACTTCGATCTGTGAAGAGTCAGCGTCGATGATGACGTACCCCTCCGGTGCAAGCACAGACTTCTTTAGCGTCCCGGCATCCGGACCACGGCTTGGCAGGTTCTGCATGTTGATCTTGTCCGTACCACCCCAGCGCCCGGTATGGGCAGCGTAATAGCGCAGTGGGATCGGCAGGTTGCCCCGGCTTGCGATGTCAAGGAAGCGTTGTGTGCGCGTCTCCTCCAGTGTGGACTTGACCCCCAGCCGTACCGTGGCAAGGGTCTGCACCTCCAGATTCTCATGCTCCAGCAGCGCCTTCAGTCCCTCGTCCGTTTTGGCAAAGGCGTAGGTCTCCTTGCCGGTGGTCACACTAATCTTCATCGGCGGCTCAACGCCATGCTCGCGCAACAACTCCGCAAACTTGACGTTGCTCATGATGTTCTTCTTGATGTCTTCCACGTTTCCCGCCACTTGAGCCAGCAGTGCGTCCTTGCGCTTGGCCAGTGTCGCCTTGTGCCGCTCCAACAGCAGGGCATCCACCTCCAGCACCGGCTCGGTGAACATGCGGGTAGTCAGGTCGATGATCTTCAACTCGTCCTTGGTGAAGTGCTCCATCATCCGGTGGAACAGGGCGTAGGTCAGGTCAACGTCATTGATGCAGTAGTCACCGTACCGGGTGAGCGCCGCGTCATCAAAATCCACCCGGTGTTTACCCAGCGCGTTGACAACCTCGGTTCCCTTCACACCCAGCCCGTAGTGCTCTACCAACTTTGCAAGGCTACCGCCTACCTCCGAGCCATGCACTGCACGAGCCATAGCCAATGTGTCCGCGATGATGCGCGGTCGGATGTTGAACCTCCAATTTAGGATAGCCATGTCGAACATGGCGTTGTGGGCAACGACAATGGTGTCCCAGTCAAACTTCTTCAGCCACGCCTTGGTTAACTTGTGCGTACCTGAGAACCACTCGGTGACACCATCATCCACCTTGACCGCAACCCCGATGGTTTCGTACTCATCCCCACGGATGTATTCCTCCGTGGTTATCTTGCTCAGGGAATAGGTCTGGCTGTAGTACGTTTCAAAGTCAACGGTGATCATTGATCCAGTGCCTCTTGCAACTTACTCAGGCAGAACACACGGATAGCACGGGCAGCAACTACGATCTCATCCGCCTTGTCACAGGCAGTCTGCCAGTCGTATTCCAGTAGTGCGTCATGCGCTTCGCGTTGCAGTATTCTGATCTTGATAACGCTCTCGCCGTAGTCAATCATAGTAGTACCAATTTAATTATGTTGAAGATCATGAACAGGGTAATGCACATGAACACGCCAAGCCCGAACCCTGTCACCATGCCGCGCTTGTACGCTCTCTCGGTGTAGCGCAACCGCACTTCGTTCTTGCGATAGAAGTCAGGAATCCACTGCATCACGCTTCTTCTCCTTCAAGTTGATGACAAGCTGCTCCAACTGCTCTATCGAATACTCACCGTCGATGCGGTACTTCTTGTCTTGCACCAGTAGGTTGTGGTGTTGTATCTGTCCGCACATCGGGCATTGGGTATTCATTCTTTCCCCT